CTGTGCACTCTGCGCTGCAGTAACGTTGCGCAGATGCCAGTCTGCCGCATACCAGACCGTACCAAAGGGTGAACTCTGATTAACCTGCAGGAAGGGACGCATAAAATTCATATCGGCCGGCACCGTAAAGCGCCATGTCACGCGTTTCCACGCTGCGGTGACTTTGGTATTCCCGCCGGAAAGTCTCGCTTTGATACCACCTGTCGCTGAAGTGGCATTAGCGATATAGAGATTAAAATCCGCCTGTCCGGTTCCGCAAGCAACCACCGCCGACATCTCGAAAACATCACCCGGAGTCACCGCAACATTGTTGATTTTAGGTACATGGTCGCGACCGGCCAGGCGAACCACATACGCAAACGGGCAATCTACAGGTACACCCGCATCAGTGGCTGAAACGACGTCATAACCCATGCGGTCGTAGGAAGGTTCAAGCGCCGGGTTAGGAATATAATCATCCCCTGCAG